GTCTGGGATACACCCGTACGAACGAATTCACGTTGTGTACACATCTTCCGCATCCCTTCTGAGATACCAAAGTCCACTAGACTTAGCTCCAGAGCGAGGTGGGCCACGTCCTGAAGGTCTTGATGCACTCCATCGAAGTTATTCATAGAATTTTTAGAGAAGTTAAACATAATTTTCCTATTTGTTTTTGCTATCAGACCAGACTTCGGTACGTTCACCGTTGCGTCTGACCCCTCGCATTTTACCTAACGGGGCTCCGCCTTGCATAAAGTCGAGGAAGTCCTCAATCTCAGCGTCTAAGCGGTCTGTTAGGACGGCCTTAGCGGCCTGTTCGACGTCTTGCCCCATCGATCTCTGATAGTGGGCTACAGCGCCACTGAGGGCGTCTAGACGGTCGTCGTGTCTTAGTGATCCACGGTCTCTAGTTATGTGAGTTAGTTGGTAGAGGAGGCTGAACTTGTGCTCCTTCGCCTTACTCTCTCTCTTGGCTAGATCTTCGTCTAATACTAGACGGTGTTGAGCCATAACAGGCTCTAACGTATCGATGATACGCGCCTCTTTCTGACCTTTAGCCCATTCAGACTCTAATACTGTACAACCACCAGGCCACACCTTGCTTAGGATAGGTTGGAAGGCTGTTACCCACATTCCTTGTCCATAGTTCGGCTCGACTTCAATGGTATGTACGTCGTATTTCTTAGCATCAAAGGCTATCTGCATCATTGCTTCAGCAGGGTCTAATGACGTACCACCAACGTGAATAATGTACATAGTACCTGTAAGGATACCTACGATAGCCCACGCTGTTTCGTCAGCTCCTCGACCAGATGGATCCACGAACAGTACTTTAGATTCATAAGGTTCCCACTCTGAGTCCACGAATAATGGTCTTAAGAAGTGGTCGCCTGAGAAGCCCATATTCGGGATATCTTTAACGAGGTTATGCTTATCATTGTGACGTCCCCATTGAATGCCGATAGGGGCCTTCATAGGGTTACAAGACATCACTACTAAGTCTGATTGACGTAGAGGATAACGCTCAGCATCACTAAGTGAAGTGTCCAACATGTACTGAAGTGCGAAAGATGCTTTACCTTTAGCTTCAATACCCATCAGTTCTTCAGAACCGAAGCGAGTGTCTGTGGATTCACCGTAAGCGATGTCTCCTTTGCCGTGCATCCTTCTCAGATATTGGGCGAGGATATTTACTTCACGACCAGTCTGGTTATCTAACAACACGTAGTTCTTTAATTTGTCACGTGAAGGATAACGAACAGGGATCGTAATGCATCGAAAGCCCATCTCTTTTACTAGGGTATTGTAGACAGATTCCTCCGTCTGTGGTGTCCCTAGGAAGATAATGTCTCCCTTACCGTGCTCCGTTTTAGTGATCGGAACGAAGTCTGATTGTACGATCTTCACAATACGTTGACGAGCGTCTTCGGTAAGTGAGTTACGTTCAACTTCGATGTCGTCAGCGATCAACAAGGTAGCACGTGAGCCTGTTATCTGTCCGGTAATACCACGGGCAGCTACAGAATAACTTTGCGATAGAGAGGCACTGGCGACGTCGAACTGCTCAGCCATATCTCGGCGAGTAGCACCACTATCTCTAGGGCCTTCAAGCAACCATTGGACTAGCTCCATTGACTGGAGAATACCTTTGGTCTGCGCTACGAATTCCTTTGATTTAGAACCTGTAGCAGAGACAACCATGATCTTTTCGTCTCTAGGGTTCCTCATCATCCGCCAAATTGCATAGGCAGAGGTGATGTAAGATTTACCTAGAGATCGAAAGCATCGAATGATGTCTTCACGAGGGGCTTTAGAGATAGCTGCTAATACTTCTTTGTCTATTTCTTCAGCTTCTGCTGTGTCGTAACCAAATTGTAGTCTGTGTGCGATCTCATACTGTGCTGGAGTTGGCTCAGGTAGTCCCAAGTGCATCCAGGTTAAGTATAAAAAGTTACGAAAGTCTTCAAACGCTGGCCACACCTCCTCCGGAAAGTTAGTCTCCCAGTGAGGATGACCATCTTCCAATAGTGGATTAAGCATAGTTTTCCTTTTTACGAACGGCGTCCATATTTTCTTTTGTTGATACGTAAGTACCCATCGATGAAGGAACCCACGCCATTAAATTGGCCCGCAGTTCCCCCTTCGTCAGAATCCAACTTGCCAATCAAGGCAGGATCTTCTTTTCGTGCAGCGAAAGACTTCCGCTTAGGCTTAGGTAACTCAGATGTTACCTTTGGCCCGTCCTCCTTTGTCGGAGGGACACGATTGATCTGGATGTCTGTAGATTTGTTAGCTGACTCTGCTTGCGCAGACTTCAAACTAGCTGTTGTTAGTCCTGAATCAGCCATAATTAACTCCTAAAAGGCATAACCTTGCTGTATTTTTCCAAGGACTGGCTGATATGTTTCGCAGCAGGAAGATCCTCAAGATCCTCCGGCGGTGGAAACGACTTCAAGAAGTTCACACATGCTGAAACCATCGCTGGTGCCAGTTCTTCCTCATGTTGGACGATATCCACTAGGCGACCTAGCAGTGCATCCTTCAATTGTTTTGAGTCTTTCACTTACTTACCCCCTTTAGTTTTTCAAAAGTCCGTAATGAACTCATACCCAACAGGGCAAATGTAAGCTCCAACAAGATATCGTGTGGCATCTTAGGAAGAAGTGTTGTGTCATATCCTCCAAGAGCCATCAGATAGTTTGCGAGTGGTTCACCGACAGCCATCCATGCGACACCAATGGCACAAGCCCAACCAATCATAGGACGCCAACCCGCTACAAATATGGAGCGATGTTGGGCCTCTGCTTTATTGGTTTCAATTTGTGCCAGGTTGGTTGCGACGGTCGCTTCAATAAGCGTCTTCTCCATCGCAACTTTAGCCTTCTGGGCAGCGTCTTTATCAGGGATTACCTGGTCGATGATATCCAACGCTCTCGGCAAGAGTGCCGTAAGTAGTGGTATCATTAAGTCTCCTAGTTCTTCTGTTGCGCGTAAAGCGCGTCGAAGAGTTTATCTAATTTCTTATCAATACGTCCAAACATGCTGTCGTAAGACGAGCGATGGTCTGACATCGTTTGTTTAATGTTAGATATTTCTGTGTGTTGAATAGCGACGTTCCGCTCAATGTCGCCAATATAAGACACCATCCCTATTACTAGAACCACTGTAGTAAAGAGGTGCGAAATATTGACGGTCTTCGAGAGGTGCCAGGATTCAGATTGTCTTTCGTCCATCCTGGGCTCCTTTAAAAGATGATTGGCATTGGTACTGAGATGTTCTCGTCGTCATCTTCCGCGATCTGAGATTCACCTGCGTAACCTGTTTGGAGAACTTGGCCGTCATCTAACAGGAAGATTGCTCCACCTTCACTAGCATTACCTACAAGTCTAATGTCAGTCACTTGACGACGATGTATTAACACCTGACGGAAGTAGTAGTTCGTAGAAGCATATGTACCACAACCAAGTTGTCCATTACCTGAGTAACCAACTGACCACGCAACACCCGTAGAATCTAAGACATAAGCGTAGTTGTAACTACCTGAGCCATTGCTCCAAACTTTCGTAGCGTTGGTGAAGTAAGTACCATCTGTCTTCCTACATTGAGTGAATGAAGAACGATCAGTAGTATCTGCTGCAACACCTAGACAACCATACGTATTATCACCAGTAGCCCATACAGAACCATCAGCCTTAATAGCATACATGTTGTTATAGTCGTCTGTGAAGTTATCAGCATACACAACATTTGTTAGTGCAATTGCAGGTGTATAAGACGCAGTGTTAGTTGAAGTTCCATTACGACCTAAGTTGCCGTAGCCGTTGTAGCCCCAAGTGTATAAGTTCTTAGCGTTGTCGATAGCCCAAGATGCTCCTTGACCTTGACCAATGTCTACAATCGTAATTGAGTTAGACACAAAGTAACTCATCTGCATCGGAATATTCATCTGGGTAGTATTACCAGTACCTAATTGTCCTGTGGCATTCCGACCCCACGCATACACTGTTCCATTTGACTTAAGTGCAAGACATGAAGTCTCTTGTGAGCGACCACGTGAAAGCTTTGTGATACCTGCTAGTACTGGAACCTGAGTGAAGTTTGTACGCTGTGTTGTGTCACCAAAGCCTAGCTGGCCATAACCATTGTAACCTGTTGAGTGCACTGTTCCATCAGATGCTAAAAGCAGTGTTGAAACACCATTCTCGTTTGAAGACATTGGTGCATACTCAGTAATAGTCTTACCGTGTATTGAGTTGCTGGTGTTGTCTGAAGCACAATAAGGGAAATGAGTATCGGTAGTGTTGCCACGGCCAATCTCACCATTGTCATTTTGTCCCCACGCCCACCATTTGCCGTCCGAAGTGATAGCGCCTGACATGTAGTCATACTCACCCCACATACGGGAAATCTCAGCAGCTCCGAAAGGGAAGCCTGTACGTACTGGGTATGAACGGTCAGATGTTGAGTTACCAACACCTTGCATCCAGTTTTCACCACGACCCCACCATCGAGCAGAGCCATCTTGCATTACACAAGCACCACGGCGATACATTAAACGGTTGCCTTCAACTAGAGCCTTCGCGCGTACGCCTTGACGTGCACTGTAAGTTGACCACTCTGGAGTACCAGTGTTGTCTAGTTTAAGGATTTGTCCTGTAGTACCTACTGATAGTGCTTGTAAGTCTGTGCCGTCATAGTAGATCAACTCTCCTGCAGTACTTGTCACACCTTCTACGCCTTGCGCAAAGATGTCCCAAAGTGTTGAGTGAGTTGAGGGTAGTGAAGTGATTGGTACATTTGATTTTGCTATGTACGATGTGCCGCCTTCTGAGACGACATCTTGTGCAGCATAAGTTGCGGCAGCGTCATATACGCCACTCCACTTGATTGCTACTTTACCTAAAGTAATTGTTGCCATAATTTTTCCTTAAAATAAGACTGGTGATAACACACACAAATTCTCTGCATCGTCCGTGTGGCCGGTCATTGAGTATTGTCCTGTGCCCGCTGAATAGAGACTACCATCGTCACTTAAGACGTAGGTCACGAGATGTGCTGAAGCTGCGACGGCATAACCACCGACTCGCCAATCAACAATTGTTTTATTGAACATCATCTTACCGCGATAATTGTCTAATGTAGTTCCGTTACCAGCGTGGCCATAATTATTAAGACCATAACCTCTAAGGGATCCATCAGATCCTTTTGTCATTCCCCAAGCACTATACTGACAACCACCACCTACTATCTCGATGTTGTCTGAACCTAGCGCGGTGAGTTGAATCCAACTATTCTGATTACCTGAAGCTAAAAGAGAATTATGTTGACTAACACCAATACCCCAAACTGTTCCATCATTTAACAGAACGACTTGCTGCGTATACTTACCAGCTTTGCAATAACCATCGACAACAAATTTACCTGCCAGTCGTGTATCTTCTGTGGCTGTCCAAGTCTGCGCGCCAGGAAATCTGACACCTAATGTTGTAGTATTAGACGAAGATTCACCCCAACCGTAGATCTTACCGTTCGTTGTGATAATCATGTAGCGACGTTGGTACTGACTACCGCCCGACACGTGTGAATCAGACTCTTCAGAACACACTTTCAAGACAGGATCTGTCTCAGAAGGAGCCCACAATTCGTGCTCAGTGTTTGAGTTAGCATTGTTCTGTATTCTTGAAGTAGAGTTTTGTTCACCAGCCATATAAAGACGACCAGTTGAATCAACCAACCAAGAGAACTGATGATAGTGAGCAACAGTGCCGTAGTTAACTATTGTTTGTTTAGTAGACACTGGAACTAACTTTGGTGTCGTGATGTTGCTTGTTCCTGTGCTAGGAATACCAGAAGAGCAATATCGATTACTTCCCCAGTAGTACACTTTACCATCTTCAGTTTGACACATTACTGAGTTATACTGGTAGTATCCTGTACCTACCTTTACTGATGTAACTTTAGCGTCAGCAGGAAGATTACCTTTACCACTAATTAGTCTTGGAGTGGCATTGTTATCAACATTATTTGTTGTATTACCTACGCCTACTTGTCCGTAATTATTATTACCCCAAGCCCAAAGTTGACCATCTGTATCAACAGCATATGTAGTATAAGTGCCTAGATACAAATCAGCCATCGGAGGTGTTCCTGGTGGGAACGCTGCATAAACAGGCATCGTACGGTGACGATCGGAATAAACACCATCGCCCAACTGTCCGTTATTCTGTCTGCCCCACATGCGAACACTACCGTCCGTCATGATTACACCGAAGTGATTTAGACCACCTGTATAACCATTGTCGCCGAAGCGATTGTGAGGAAGCTTAGCAACAGCACTACCACTACGTCCTTCAAGGAATTGAAACTCAAGATCTCCAGAGGCTGTGACAATTAGTGACTGACCAAAAACGCCGGTCAATGTGTGCGTTGTACCTGGAGTAAGCAGTTCGTTCTTCACTGTGGCATTCAGTTGTGAAGTAGCCATGGTTTGAAAAATAGAACCAGTATGAAATTGTACTTTACCATCCTTACGAACGACATCACCTTTTGTATAAGAAGCCGAAGTCGCCCAGTTACCTTTCCAACGGTAACCGAGTTTTGAAATATCAATCTTCATAAGTTCACCACCAAGTTATTATTTGTTACGGAGTAATTGACGTTCTCCGCCATCGTCCAAGTTTCATAATCATCAACGTCATAATCAGCATCTCGGCCGTAAGTTAATTCAATGCTTAAGCCATCTGCCGACATCTTGAATCCGTAGAAGTTAGGTGCCGCAACAGAGGATACCAATAAGTATCCTGTCTCGTCGTTCTTAACCTGTAGGAATTGACCTGCTTTATTAGCAAGGACGTTGGGAATGGAAGCTGCAGCTAGAAGTGCCAGAGTGTCTATCTTGTATTGCTCTGTTGTATTCTTGAAACCTAGCGCA